ATGATGGCACAACTATAACTACTGCTGATAATACTGCACAGTTAGAACTTGTATCTACAGATGCAGATTCAGGCATAGGTCCTCATCAAGTGTTTTACAGAAACTCATCAAGTCCTGCTGATAGTGATTTATTATGTGAATTAGATTTCAGAGGTCGTAATGATAATAGTCAAGATGTTAATTATGCTACTGTAAATGTAAAAGCTAATGATGTTACTGATGGTGAAGAAGATGGTGAGTACATACTTCAAGTTATGACAGCAGGAAGTGTTGACACTACCATGCACATTAAACCTGCTGAAATAGTTTTTAATGAAGACAGTATTGACAGAGACTTTCGTGTTGAATCAAATGGCGAAACTCATGCTTTATTTGTTCAAGCAGGAGCCGATTGTGTAGGAATAAAAACAACATCACCTAATGATTACTATGCAGATGATTTTGTTGTTACTGCTCCAGATGAGGGTGGTATGACTATTGTACAAGGAACAGCGTCAAAAGGTTATTTAGCGTTTGCAGATGGAACTAGTGGGGATGCTGCATATCGTGGGTATCTAGGTTATGACCATGCTTTAGATACTTTATATATTGCCAGTGCTGGCACAGAAAGATTATTCATAAATAGCACTGGTCAACATACCATAGCATGTAATAAAGCAAGTGGTTATGCTCTCTATGTCAATAATGATGGAAATGATCAGAATAGGTACG